CAGCACTGTCCTGCAAGCTACATCCGTGGACGAGCGCACCATCGTATCGGGACACTTGGCATGGTGCCCCAGCGTACCAACAAACCAAGTGGGGGGTTTACATTCCGCCGTCCATATAGTATTGAGGTCTTAGTTAAATTGAGTAACAATGTCTAAACTCAAGAAAAAAATATGCACCAAACGCAAGAAACCAGCCGCCAGACGGTGGACCGAGGCAGAGCCGCCAGCGCCCGTAAGGTGGGCTATCGGCTCCCCAAAAAATCTAAGACGACCACAACCAAGGGCTACGCCCTGAGTGCGTTGGACGTAGGAGCTTGTGGGTGTTGCACCCCAGGCAGGTAATCACCATCAACCCAACTAACGTAGGAGTAGAAGAAATGGCAATTCGTCCATACAAAAAGCCAACCGTAAAGTCAGGCCGCAAGGGAAAATTGATGCCAATGAGTGCCAAGGACAAAAAGGTAAAGATGGCAGGGTACAAGGAGAAGATGATGATGAAATCGGGGATGAAGAAAAAGTGACCCCAGAAGAAGAGAACGAGAACTACGACGTGATCGTAGTGGACATGGACCCCTTGGTGGATGAACTAGTGGAGATCCGTGCCTTGTTGGAGCGGATCAACTACCACATGGAGTTACGAAGGGGAACCGGAGTAAGGAAGTGGACCACCGAGACGGAAACCCCCGAAACAACAAACCGAGTAATTTACGAGTGATCAGCAAGACGGCAAACCGGAAGAAGCAGTAATGGCAGTAGCCCCAAGAGACGAAGAAGAAATTCTAGCCCAGGAAGGAGGTGATCCAGATCTGGAGGAGGGAGAAGCTGTTGCAGTAGAGGTCAAGGTAGTCCAAGCACCGTTGGATGACATCGGCAAGGCGGTTCGGGAGTTGTTTGAGAAGGGCAAGGAGTACCGTCGAGAGAACGAATTGATCTGGCGGGATGCGTATGATGCGTATCGGGCGAAGTACCCTGAGTCGATCAACTCATCGAACGGGGACAACGTTGCAGCGCGGAGGGGGATTTACATCAACCAGACCCGCCGCAAGGTAAACAGTGCGAAGGTAAAGATTGGCTCCCTCCTCTTTGACGATGGAAGAATCCCGTTTTCGGTAACCCCATCCAGAAAGCCGAGGTACTTACCACCGGATCTGGTGCAGCAAGGGTTGCAGGGGTATCAGTTGCTGGACGCAGTGCAGCAAAGAGCGCAGAACATGGAGGATCGGATAAGGGATGTGCTGGACAGGACGCACTATTTGGATTCGTTGCTTGACAGCATCCATGAGCTTTGCTTGTACGGCACCTGTGTGACGAAAAGTCCGATGCTGGAATATGTAAATTATCCAGTATACGAGAACAAGAACACGATGGACCCGAACACGGGCCAGTTCATTCAGCAGATTGAATCGCAGATTGAATCGGAGTTAGTTCCATCAGTGGACTTCGTGAGCATCTGGAATGTCTTCCCAACGCCGGAGGCAACGAGCATTGATGACGCAGAGTGGGTAATCCAGCGTAGTTTTCTTTCTTCGATCCAGTTGAGGGAACTGGGCAAGTCGCAGGAGGGATTCCTACCGGAGGTCATCGATGAGGTGATCAGTGACAACATTGGCAGTGTGGAGGGACAGGACCAGAGCGAACATCCGAAGACGTTGGACGAGACGAACTCGCACCGTGTGAAGAAATTTGAGGTGTTGGAGTTCTGGGGAAAAATGGATGCGGACGATTTGAAGGCGCATCTACCGATAGAGGATGACTTTACGGGAACGTTGGACATCGTGTGCCATGTGGTGGGCCACAAGGTGATCAAGATGGCAATCAACCCGTTTGATGGTCGCAAGCCGTATGACTTTGCATACTGGCAGCGGAACCCAGAATCAGTCTGGGGCGATGGAATCTACTACGCGATACGGGACATCCAGCATCTGATCAACTTCTCTTATGCGATGTTGGTTGAGGGCAAGGAATTATCGGCAGTCCCAATGACCGTGGTGAACCCAGCAGCCTTTGAAAGTGGCAGTGATCTGGAGTCGATCCGCGCAGGCAAGCAGTTCAAGGTGAGATCGGGGATGAGTGTGCAGGACGCATTCGCATCGATTGTGATCCCTGACGTAACGAACGGGTTGCTCAATCTGATCCAGGTGTTGGAGCGGGAAGCGGACCTAGACAGTGGCCAGACAGCGATTGGGTATGGGGAGATGTCACCGTCGCAGACGCGAACGGCAACAGGGATGAGCATCCTCAACAGCAACGCGAACAAGACAACGGCGGACATTGTTCGATCAGTGTCCGACATGATCACCCGCAACATTAGTGCGATCTACCGATGGCTGATGGTAGACAGTGGGGACATGAGTTTGAAGGGGGACTATGAGGCGATCTGCACAGGCTGGACGCAGTATGTGGCGAAGGAAGTTCACAACACGCAGCTCATCCAATTTTTATCAACGATTGGCCAGTTACCGCAGTTACAGAACTACATACGATACGATGCGTTCGTACAGCCGTTGGTAAGAGCATTCAACCTGGACCCAGAGGTCATCGTCAAGTCGGAGCCGGAGGTACAGCAGGCCCAGCAACAGCTAGCGCAGCAGCAGGCCCAGCAAGCGCAGCAGATGGAGCAGATGAAGATTCAGTCGTTGCAGCAGGAACTCCAATTACGCAGCGAATTTGAGAAGATGAAGGCCATTTTGGACGAAAAGAAGGCGGCATCGGAGGACATTCGCCAGAGTCAGATCCAAGAGCGGATGGAGTTATTGAGACAGGGGAATGTCTTGAAGGACGCAATCCCAGATTATTACGGAATGAGCATGTTGATTAACGAGGAGCAGCAGAAGCAGATGGAGATGCAGCAGCAGCAACAAATGCAACAGCAACAACAGCAGGCGATGCAGGCGCAACAGGCCCAAGCGCAGGCGATGGCTGCAGCGCAGCAGGAGCAGCAAAGGATGCGTCAGGCGCAGGTAGCGCAGTTGAACCAGTTGGCACAACAACGGGGGCAGCAGGCACAGCAGCAGGCGCAGGGTGGAGAAACGAACCCTCGCCAGTTGATGGCGCAGCAGCGTGAAGAAGCGATGGAGCAAGATCCCACAACATCGATCAATTAACAGGAATTGATGGACGCAAGACTGATTACGACTCTGGTGGACTCGCCAGGTTGGAAAGTGCTGTATCAGCATTTACACCAATCAATCAGAGACACGGAGGAGCAATTGGTTTCCGCAACCATTGATACAGAAGCCAAGAGGCTTCAATTTGCCCACTTGCAGGGCTATCGGGTGGCAATGCAGGAGATCCTTGGATTGCCAATGAACCCACAGGCAGTACGCCGCCAGAACTCAGATCCCAGCAATTATGGGGTACCCTGAGAGGCTAAACTAACGTGAGTAAGGAAAAAGATGGCAGAGTCTACACAAGAGACTTTGGCGTCGGAGGGCTTGTCTCCCCAAACGGAGGACACAAGCCCTGCGACTCCAGAGTTGACAGACGACCAGTTATGGGACCAAGTTGGCAGACCACCGGCAGAGGTGGAGGACGTAAGTGACGATGTAGTAGAGACATCTTCCACTACCGAGGAAGAGGAGGAATCAGAGGTCTTTGAAGTAGAGGCACCCTCTGAGCCAACCGCCGAGGAGAAGAAGGAGGAGCATAACTACGAGAAGCGTTACAAAGACTTGGAGAAGGAGTTCCACCGTCGCAACGAGGAGACGAAGGAATTGCGGGAGCAGTTCCAACAGTTACGCCTGGAGCGGTTGGAGATGGAGCGACAACTGGAGAAGGCGAAAGTTCCTCCAGCAGCACAGGAAGAAGCCAAGCCCAAAGATCCAACGCCATTGGATGAAGACTGGTTTGACCCAGCCACGAAGCAGACGCTGGATGAGTTCCAAGAACTGACCAGTGCTTATCGGAAGCTGATTGCTCACGAAATTGCCAAGGCGACACAGAACATCCAGATGCCGGAGGTTCCAGAGGACCGGATCGGGCAACTGGAGGAGATCGCGCAGCAGTACAAGGCGAATCAGTACCGCTTGCAACATGCAGCGCACATGCGAACAAGTGTCGGTGACGACTACATGGACATCGACAAGTCACAGGAGTTCTACGATTACGTCAACGCTTCCCCGATACGTCTGGCAGCGATGACCCAATCGATGAATCCAGAAGATCATGCGGCAGTGATGAACGACTTTCTCAACACCCAAGCAGGGCGGGAAAAGTTCAGATCAGAGCCAGCAGTAACGCAACAGCCGGTGGAGCAGCAAGCACCACCAAAAGAGACACAAGGCGCTGTACGCCGGAAGGCAGCACAGGGTCTGTTAAAGAATAGTAATCCTAGACAGCAGGAACGCAGACCAGAGGATATGAACGACGAAGAACTTTGGGAGAGCATCGCCGTCTAGATTTCAAAGAATTGACTATCTGTTGATTGACCATTTGGGTCAATGACCAGATAGCCTCTGTTAAAAGGACAGAAAAATGGCTATCAACGCAGGAACCGGCGCACTGTCGGGATCATCTTACGGTGATCTTAGCAAGCACGACGCCTACACCATCCAAAAACGAATGCTTCCGATTGCGAAGCGTTTACTCACCTTCGCCAAGTTCGCCCAGCGCGAAACCAAGCCGAGCAAAGAGGGTCTGGAGATCCGACACCGACGATACGAGCGTTTCCCGATTGTGGATACGCCGATTGCCGAGGGTAAACTGAGTTATGCCCCCTAATCTGGCAACAGGTTAGTGAAAATGCCGTGAATTGCTGGGAAGCCCAGAACGGGTAATCAGCAGCCAAGCCCAGAAAATGGGAAGGTTCAACGACTATTCCGAAAGGAAGTACACTCAAGCGAGTGGAAGTGCGGCACATCTCTCTGAGATGAAGATATAGTCTGACCTTGCGGGTTGAACCGCAAGCGGTGGCAAAGCCACGGGCCAGAAAGTAGCGAATCTGGCTGAACATTTTGGTAACTCCCAATTTCGTAAATCTCCAGCACACCACGATCAAGCATATACTGCAGCAGTACGGGTCGTATGTGAACACCACCGACATCATGTTGGCCGCAAGCCATGATCCGATTGTCCAGGTGATCACGGAGCGACAGGCGCAGCAGGCAGGCGAGACGTTGGATTTCATCTCCTACAAGGAATTCCGAGCAGGCTCACAGGTAGGGTATGGCCGCAACGCGGGAAACACTGGACGCAGTGACGTAAACCTGCACATCGCAGGAACGAACGCCACGCCTCCAGTGGCACCGTGGAATGTGAACCAGACCACCTTGTTAGACCGAGCAATTCGGGTTCTTGAAAACAATGACGCCACCAAGATCAAAGAGCAGTTGGACGCCAGCGATGGAGTCACCACCAGCCCATTGCGCGAATCCTTCGTAGCAATTGGTCATGTGGATCTGCGACAGGATCTGGAGAAGATCCCAGGGTACGTTCCGGTAGAGCAGTACGCAGACCAGAGCGACGTGATGGAAGGAGAAGTAGGGGCAGCAAGAGGAGTCCGTTTCATCCTGACCACACAAGCGATGCCTTTCAAGGGTGCTGGAGCAGCGGTAGGAACAACGGGCCTCAAGTCCACCGGCGGAAACATCGACGTGTACCCCGTGGTGATCATGGCTTCAGACTTCGGTGGATGTGCCACGTTGGGTGGTAAGGATTCACTCCGATCCAAGGTAGTGACTCCAAAACCTGGCCCTGGCGATCCATTGGGACAAAGAGGAACGGTTGCATGGGACACCATGTATTCTTGTGTAATCTTGCAAGACCTCTATCTCTACCGCATCGAAGTTGGTGCATCCAACATCTAATCATTGTAGCTCCGGTCTTGGCCGGAGCGATTCCAACTAGGAGATAAAATGGAATCGATCCTCGTTAAACACATCAACATGCCTCAGACGAGCAAGCATGTTCGCATCCAGGGAGGCACTGATGTGACCGCCGCTGGAACCTACACCTTTGACATTACGGTCCCCGAAGGGGCCATCGTGGAAAAGGCCAACATGGTCGTCAAGACCGCTTTCGATTCGGCAACCAGTGCGGGTGTCACCATTGGTGATATCAACACAGGAGATGCTTTCTTGGCATCAACCAGTGCCAAGGCTGCAGCCCGAACGGAATCTGCTGCTGCAAAGCAGATGACTGCCGTCACTGCGTACACTGCCACCGACGATGGTGAATCCAACTATGTGGTACGGACTACCGTCACCACCGTAGGAGCGACCACCGCTGGAGACATGTACGTCTGGGTGGATTTCCGCTTCGATCCGAACGTAGCGTACTCTTAACCGTTTGACTCCCGATGTCTCCCATCGTGGGGGGCGTCGGGACTCTCTTAACCTTTAGAAAGCGAGAAGACCAATGGCTGTAGCCGGAGGACTCTTACCCGAAGAAAACAAGTTACCAGAGCCGATGCTTCACGAATCCTATCAACGTACTGGTGAAGACCAGTTTACGTTCGTCAAGGATGGGATGGAGATGGCCCAGGTGGTTGAAGCGAAGCATCGTCCAGCCGAGTAGCGCAGATCGAAAGTGGTGATGAGGTATGGGACTTGGGTCCGGTGCCGGTCACGGTGGATACGCACACAATCATCATCCCCCGCAACAAGCCGGTGCTGCTCCCAATTCAACATTTTAATGCCCTCAGTGACACGGTCAGAACCCGTTATCTGCAACCCGATCCCATGAAGTCTTTGGTAGGTCGTTCTTCACGACGTTTCCAACTGCGTGCGATCCGGTGGCCGAAGAACGCGAACAGGCCGGTAGATGAGAGCATCGAACGATTTGAAGTGATTGAGATCAACCAGTGAACAGACGCGAAATCCGAGAGCGTGTTGAGGAGGCACTGCAGGACATTGACAACCGCCGTTGGACAAATGCGGAGATCAACCGCTACATCGATGACGCCCAGCGGGAGTTTGTCCGCATCAGCCGCCAACCGCAGGTCACAGCGACAGTAGCATTGGCTGCTAGTGGAGCCGCAACTGCCGTAGCAGGCACCACCACGGTGGATAGCAAGACGGTAACGGTGACAACGGAAACTGCACACGGATTGAGTACGGGGGACACCGTGGTGGTGGCCAACCAGTCTTATGTGATCACGGTGTTGACGGAGACGATTTTCCGATACTTGAGTGAACAGACCCAGACAGGGGGAATAACCTACCGGCCAGTGGACCCAACGTTGGCTGTTCCTAATAGTATTGAGGAGATCGTCTCCGCCAGCATCGATGGCATCAACTTAGCGATCATGAGCGAGGGGGAACTGGATGCAGCGGTATTCCGGTTTAACAGCGGTGGAGATTTTTTAAACGGGGTATTCGGGGTAGTCCCAAACCCATTCACAACTATACAAGCAAACTACACCGTCAGCACCACGCCGAAGTGGAGGGAGCGCAATGGCCCAGTGGAAGCCATCGTGTTCAACCACGCATCTGCAGATACATTCCGTATATTTCCACTTCCCTCTTACGATGAGGATTTGTTCATTGATCCGAACGCAACAACGAAGGTCTTCAAGGAGATCACTCTCCGTGGCCTGCCCAAGATTTCAGACACAACAGAAGATACTACAGAGCCAATCATTGGCCACTACTACCATGAAGCGTTGGTTTTTGGTGCGTTGGAGAGAGCTTACAATCGTGAAGGGCAGACCCGCAACACGGAGAAGGGGCAAGTGTACCGAGCAAGGTTCATGGAGATGGCATTGGAGGCAAAGCTGAACGAAGGGATCAATTCCTTCAGTAGAAGCGAAGGTAGAAACGAATCTTATTTCCGAGTTGTTCGCTGATGGCTTACGGAATTTACGATTTTGAAGTGGAGCAAGGGGAAACCTTTGGGCTGGATCTGACGTTCACAGATGAAGATGGAACACTTCGACAGTTGTCTACATACACAGCGAGGATTGATCTTCGGACGTATCGCGGGGCACTGACAGCAACAGATCGGTGGAACACGGGCGAAGAGATCACAGTACACGACACGGCTCCCAATTTACGGCTTACGGTGCCAGCGTCCAAGACAGCGGGGTACGCGACAGGTTCTTACGATTACGACTTAGAAGTGGAGTTGGCAGGCGTAGTGGAAAAGTTATTGGTAGGTAAGGTCATGATCACAGGAGAAGCAACGCGATGACTACTCGCGCACAAGTAACGGTAGCAGCCCAAGGTACGCAGGGACCACCAGGCTTACGATGGATGGGGGTATACGATCCCACGGCAGCATACACTGTCAGGGATTTGGTTCGCGATGATGACAACAACATCATTTACATTGTCATTGCGGATGTTGCGGCCAACAGCAATTACCTGCTGACGAATACAACCTACTTTGAGGTTTTTTCCATTCAGGTCACCCGTGCGCCAGGGTTGGTGTGGCGGGGGGACTACGATGCGAATGTTGATTACGCCGCAAAAGATCTGATCCGAGACACGACGAACAACAGCGTGTACTACCTGTTGGTAGATGTACAACGGAATTCAAATCCAGATTTTGAAAACGCGGCAACTGCAGAACTGGTGTTACGGAACTCGACGGTCACGAACGAGGACATTGCTGCGCTGAACACGTTGGCCCCGTATTCACAGTACTTACAGACGGTGGCAGGGATCGCAGCAGATGTATCTTCGGTAGCAGCAGATTCCAGTGACATTGGGGTAGTGGCAACAAACGCAACAGCGATTGGCACGGTAGCCACGAACCTCAACCAAGGAGCTTCCAGCAGCGTTAGCATTGTCAGCACCAACATTGCTGACGTAGGGACAGTGGCTGGTGCCATCAACAATGCAGGAAGTCCTCTCAACTCAGTAGTCAGTAATGCTGCGGCAGCACAGTCTTCAGCAACTGCGGCTGCGACTTCAGCAACCAATGCTGCAACATCAGCAACGGCAGCATCTACTTCGGCAACGGCAGCGGCTACTTCAGCAACAGCAGCAGCAACTTCCGAAACAAATGTTAATCAACGTTTTATTGGGCCTTTTGATCAAGCTAATTTGCCCACTGCAAATTTAACTGAAGGCTCTTTTGCCTACAACAACGACACAAATCGTTTAGTAGTCTGGGATGGAACCCAGTGGTTGACAGGCTTGGAAGGTCCATCGGGGGGCGGAATTCAATCCTTCAGCTACAACGCTGGAACCGACACGCTGACGATCACATACGACAACCCAGGAACAACGGCAGTAACAGATGAGCGGATTGGGGCACAGAATCTAGACTTTGGTGCCTACCGGATTCACTACTCCAACAACTACGCATCCTTTGCAGATTTACCTTCAGCAACAACGTATCCAGGGATGTTTGTCTTGGTAGGTGGCACTCCATACTTTTCCAAGAACGGTGGATGGCACGCGATTACGTTCACAGCAACCGCAGCGCATAACAACTAATGGCAATTGTAAGTACTGGGAACCCGATCACCTTCGGAGAAACGGGTAGCGATGACATTAGATCGGAGTTGGGCGAGGAGTCCGCAGCATTGGGGCTGGCAGAGTACTATGGCGCAACAGTGGACTTGCCATCGATTGGCGCAGCATTGTCATTCAGTGACTTTTACGGAGTGGAAGAATTAAAGATTGCTGTGGCATATGGGCAGACGGACCCAACGCAGGAATTGGAGGCGGCGGTAGCAGAGATTCCACCACAATCCCAACCGGACATAGGTTTAACGATTGGGAATTCAAGCGAGTATGATTTTTCGCAAATCGGGTATGAGCAGGACACCGCAACATTCTATCCGGTGTACAACGATGGAAATGAGACGTTTTACGCTAATGGGTTCACAACAGCAGCAGCATTATGCGAGAGAAACTTTCCTGTTACGAACATTCAAAATGTTCCAGTAACAACAAGAAACTACACAGTATTTGGCTACAGTTCCACAGGTACATTCATTGATTTAGTAAACCCAATACGTTATTCAGCAGCTTCTTGGACGCTAGGCTACAATTACTATTTTGTAGGCGATCCTAGCAGATATTACAGTGATTTTTGGAGAACTTCAGCAGGCTATCGAATAACTTCAGATACATTAAATCACTTTGGGACAGGTTCAGCTAAATTTTTAAATGGAACAACAATTAATTATTCCAATCAGTCCCAGTTTATTTTTGAAGAATATTTTAATGGAATTGATTTAATTTATTTATATATCCCAACACAATCAGATATTAACTCACTAGGCAGCGAGGTTTACGACAGATTTTTTGTGTCTCCCACTTCTTCAAGTAGTTTATTTGTGGATCAAACAACAAAAACTTCTTCGTTTAATGTTGAAGTGACAGATGAAAACCGGAGTCAAGTTTTACAAAGGTTTATAGTAAGCACAGGCGATTATTTTGGAGTGTATGGAAATGCTGTTTCAACACATTGGTTTCCATCATCATCTGATGCGTACAATAATTTTTTAGTAAGAGATTATCCATCAAAAGGATTTCAAAATAGCTTGAATCCTTGGCTTTCAGAATTGACATTGCCAATAACCTTAATTCTTCCAGAAAAGATTAAATCTGGTGGAGATACATTTACACAAACAAAAAATATACTAGCTCATTCTTATAAGGTTTACACCTACAACCCAGTAACAATTTCTCCACCGGATCTACCCGCCGTCAGTGCCACTCCAGCATATACTTACGATAACGCCAGAAAGTCAAAGTATCGCAAGAACGATTACGACAATCTAGACACCTACGCAACCACGGCAGCTTGGCCTCTAAGTCAATCATACAGTGCCGATTGGAAACCCACCGGATCAGCAGCAATCAGCCAGTACTTCATGGAAAAGATGCAGATCAACAATGGGTTGTACCAAGTCCGATCCCGTGAAACCTTTGACGCTGGAAACGTGAGCGGAGTGAATCTGACAACGCTTCCAGGGAGAAACACGCCGGTACAGTTGAACTTTACGATTGCAACAGGCAAGGCAGCAGAGTTTGGGTACACACAGTTTTTCCGGCTGTATCGTGCGAATGCTGCCAACGCGAATACACTGATCGATTACTTTGTTTGCCCACAGAATCCGGCAGATAAGCCCACCATTTCTTCTTCTTCTGTAGCAGCGAACGAAACCACGGTGGACTTTACACTAGGGAATCTAGATGCAACCCAGACTTAT